AAACCTTTAGGAGATTTGTTCAGGCTATTATGCCAGCGCTCGGAAAAGGCGGGCGAGTTGTTAATGTCGGTACGCCTCTGGTGCAGAATAGCTTGGTCTTTACTCTTGGCGAAATGCAAGAGTGGACAACGTTGCACTATAAGGCCATCTATACAGAAGATGGAGTCCAAAAGGCGCTTTGGCCAGAGATCTGGCCCCTCGACAAGCTCCTAACTAGGAAGAAGTCCCTTGAAGAAATAGGGCGCATTAGCTCGTTTTACCGCGAGTTTATGTGCGAGGTCATTGGAGACGAAGACCAGCTTTTCAACCACAGCTACCTAAACTACTGGGAGGGTGAACTTAAAATAGATGAAAATAAAAAAAGCTATCTGGTCGTCGATGGACGAAATGTTCCTGTCAATGTATTTATGGGAGTTGACCCGGCGTCCACCCTCTCAAGGCGGAGTGACTACACGTGTATATTTATCATTGCGATGGACGCAGAACGAAGGATCTATTGCATTGACTACATGCGGAAGCGACTAAAGCCTATTGATGTTGCCAACAAAATTATAGACTACTTCAGAAAGTATCGCCCAATTAAAAGCCAGATTGAAACCGTAGGCTATCAGTCAATGATCTCTGATTACATACGCAGAGATAGAGGTATGTATATCCCTGGCCTTGATATAAAAAATAATCCGCGACAAGGAAAAACAGAGAGACTAGAAGGCTTGCAACCAATGTTTGCGCGTGGTAATGTATATCTTCGTAAAAACCACAAAGAAACTAATAACATGGAAAGTTTTCAAGATGAACTTCTTATCTTTCCACGCGGGAAGCATGACGATACAATAGATGCTTTCTTTTATGCAGTTAAAGGCGCATTTCCCCCTTATCACGACGTAATTTTGTCTGATACGAAAAACAATCGTAAATTGCAAAATAAACGTACTTATGATTGGATGATAGAATGATTGGCGACCACTTTAATCCCAACACTCACGAATACGAAAACTTAGAGCAACCCACGGTAGACAGCAGCACCGACCGTGACGTTGAGCTAACGGAAGAGTTGTATCAGCACTATTCTGATGCACAGTATGAGTGGAGTACGCGTGGCCGAGAGTCAAAAGACTTTGTTCACAATGTTCAGTTTAGCAAAGAGCAGATTGACATTCTGAACGAAAGGGGGCAGGCTGCGACCCCAATCAACGTGTTGTGGCCAGCAATGGAGCAGGCGGTATCAATGCTTACCGCTAATACGCCATCATTTCAAGCAACTGCTGAAGAAGACTCTGACGTTAAAACAGCAAACGCTATTAGCGATTTGGTAAGCCATGATTGGTACAAGTCGCATGGAAATGAGCAGCTTAAGATTGCTCTTTACGATTACTACCAAACTGGGCGAGGCGTAATCCAAACCTACGTTGACCCAGACGCTGATTTCGGTAAAGGTGCTGTTAGGTTTAGAGCTATTGATTCCCTTATGGTCTACCCAGACCCCAATAGCCGTGACCGCCTATGGCGTGACGCTAGTCACATCCTAATCAAGAACTTAATGACTGCGGAGCAGATCCTTGCGATCTGGCCAGACGCAGCAACGGTGTTGCCAGCAGCAGACACCATCCATGATAATTATGATGAGTTTACCTCTTCTCTTAAAGGTGACGGCGGTTTTGCTCGTGGCCGTGTGTACGATAACCATCACAGCCGCTATCAAATTCTTGAGCGTTACACGAAAGTTAGAATCGAATATCAGCACATTGCTGAGCGCCCAACTGGAGTTGAGCAAGTGTACTTGCCAGAAGAATTTGAGCAATACCTTGAAAACCCAGCAGTCATTGTCGCAATGCCTGATGGAAGCCAGCAATTCTTTATCGGAGACATGGTACAGTCGGCTCTCCAACTCATTGAGCAAGCAGAGCCAACAGAAGACGATCAGATCTATACCATCCAAATTGATGAACAAGGCAACTTTGCCACCATCAAGCTCACCAACAATGCAGAGCTAATTGAGCTTGGTCAAATTGTTCGCCGTCGTGTTTTGCTTGATCGCATCATGCACGTTATCACGATTGGCAACCAGCTTTACTGGAAAGGCTATCTCCCGATTAGCAACTACCCTCTCACGCCTATTCATGGACGCTGGGACCACGATCCCTACCCCATGAGTGACGTTGAGTTTGTGCGACCCATTCAAGAGTCCATCAACAAGATCCATAGTCAAATCATTGCCAACCTTGCAAACAGCACCAACGTCAAGGTGTTTGTCCCGCGCGGCTCTGTTGACATGGAAAACATTGAGATGGACTTCGCTAAGAGCGGTGCAGCCGTTATTGAGTTTGATGCAGAGATGGGAGTGCCACAGGTGATCTCGCCTCTTGCACCTCCAGCCGCACTTTTTAGTTATGCCGCTGAGTTGCGTATGCAGATTGAGCGCGAGCTTGGGGTTTTCTCTGTACAGCAGGGAGATCCTACTGGCGCTCCAAACACCTATCGCGGTACGCTTGCTATTGACGAGTATGGTCAGCGCCGCATTAAATCTAAGCTAGATGACATTGAGTCTGCCCTCTCTCAAGTAGCTCGCGTTGCTCTTGAGTTTATGCAGTACGTCTACCGAGAAGAGCGTGTAGTTAGACTACTCCAGCCAAACAACCGCATAAAAGAAACGGTTGTCAACTTTTGGTCTTACGACGATAGGACTGGAGAGGCAATTCGCATCAACGACCTAAGTGTTGGGTCTTATGATGTGCGTATGCTTGGCGGCTCTACGCTGCCATCTAACCGCTGGGCTCTGCTTGAGTATTACATGCAGATGTACCAGATGGGCATTATTGACCAGTCTGAGGTTCTGAAGAAAACAGACATTGTTGATGCTGAAGGAGTAATGGAGCGCATGTCTATTATCTCGCAGCTACAGCAACAAGTTCAGATGCTTGCTGAAGAAAACAAACAACTCAAAGGGGATCTGCAAACGGCAGACCGCGAAGCTATCAGCGCTCGTCAACGAGTTAGCGTTGCCAAGGCAGATGCTGATATGCACAAAATTGTGTCTGACGCGCAAGCGGCAGCACAAATCTACAAAGCTCAGGCAAGAATGGATTCTAAACAGAATTAAAAATCTTGATCTAAGTTTTTTGTATTGCTATATTAAAAACCAAACATAAAACATAATGGCAGAAACAATCGAAACTGAAGCCGCTTTTGAAGAGGCTATGGAAGTTGAACAGAGCGACCCATTCGCAGATCTTTTTCCAGAGCTAAATAACGAAGCGTTTTCCGCTCCGACCGAAGAGGTTCCGCAGCAACAAGAGCAGCAAGCTCCAGAGCAGCAAATCTCAATGGAAGAGCAAAGGGTTCGCGATTGGCAAGCCAAGTTTGACAAGCTGCAAAGTGAGTTCGACTCGTACAAGGCACAAGCAGAAGACGTAAATAAACTTTGGTCCTATGTCCAAACTGATCCACGTCTAGCACAAGAAGTGTTTTCTACGGTTGAGCGGTCACTTTCTGGCGAGGGTTCCAGCGCTGAGGCGGCTGAATCCAAGAATGAGCCACAGGAGCCAGCACAACCAGAAAAGCCGTCTGATTATAGCGACCATGATGCCTACATGGAGCCAGATAGCTCCTCCTTTAAGTATCGCCTAGCCATGGAGCAGTACCGCTCTGAGCTTGCCGATTACAAGATGGAGAAGCGATTGGCAGAAATGCAGGGACTGGTAGCGCCAATCTATCAGGCTTTTGAGCAAGAAAAAGCGCAGTTGCAGCAGCAAGCTCAACTGCGTCAAATACAAACCACGTTTACGGAATCTGGTCTATCAGACGAAGAAGCAAACGTAGTTACTAACTGGGCAGCGGGATATCAGGTAACGCCTGAAGATATTGTTACGCTGTACAAGCTTAAAAATGGTGCTGTTCCACAAACGCCACAGGCACAAATTGCAGCTCCCGACAAGCTTGAGCAGCGCAACAAAGCGCTAAACTTTCCAGTTCCATCCACAACTGCTGGTGGACAGAAAGAAGCGCCGCGCACAGTAGAGGCATCTATGTTTGATGAGATTCTTTCATTTGATAGGTCGGCCAATCCGTTTACGTAAAAACATGTAAACAACAATGGCTGAATACTCTACGCAAGGCTCGGCGGTTCAGGGAGTAAGCATTGACAACAATCGTCGTATTTTCAACTTCGGCGAACGTGTTGCTGAGCTGGCTCCCATCGAATCACCGTTCTTTACCTACCTCAAAGGCGTTGCTAACAAACCTACTGATGATCCCGTCTTCAAAATGCTTGAAGAGCGTCACCAGTGGCAGCGCCGTACTGCAAAAGTCAAAGGCGCTATTAGCTCTGCTGCCTACACCAACGGGACACAGGTTGCAAACCTTGGTCTGGTTGATTCTGATTTTGACGTTTACGGACGCGAAGTTGGTACGCCAGTAGCACCTCAGTTCATCCTTGAAGGACAGATCA